TCGGTGCAGCTCCAGGCGCCGCGGTAGTTGTTGCGCGTCGGGCAGAGTGGGTTGTAGCAGATCCCGGAGCCTGCCCGCTGCGGGCCGCGGCCGATTTTTTTCTTCTTCGGTTCGGCTTTTGGCTTTTTGGCTGGATCCTTCTTGGTGACGAGCGTGGCCGCGCGTTCTTTCCGGAAGCAGCCGCAGCTTTTTGCATGTCCGTTCCGGAGGTATTTTCCGTCCTTGCTGCATATGGTCCCGCATTTACACCGGCAGATCCAGTGTGCCGTGTCTCCTTTTTTGCTGGTATCCCGCTCGATTACATGCAAATATCCAAAGTCCATGTCCGTCAGGTCGACTACGTGTGACATTTCCATTCTCCTTTCGTCAGGGGCCGGTCTCCCGGCCCCTATGCAGGGCGGACTCACACCGCCTGCGCCTGCGCGTCCCCCTGTCGCCGCAGACGAGCTGCCCTTGTCTGCTCAGGCAGCTTTCCATAAGGAGGTAACACGATGCCGCCAGGCGATCCCGACACCCGGCGTGGGGTAACGTTGATGGTTCCCATCCGCGCGCACGTTCCACACGCGCTTTTTATCCCCGGCCCGCGGGCTTGAGGTGTCGCGGGCCGGGTGCAAAGCCAGGGTGATCCTCCCGCAGCCGTCTCATGGCGGAGCGGCCGCGGCATAAGTCCGAAAAAATATGGTTCCCCGGCTGATTGCTGACATCAATCCTCGGGCTGGCTGATATCCTTGTGCCGCAGCCCGTCGGCGTTCTCGGTCAGCGGCAGCGCCTGCCGCCGCGCGTGCTCCTCCGGGTTCCAGCCGCACCGCGCGCAAAGATCCGGCGCGAGCTTTGCATACGGACAGGCATTGCCCTGCTTCGGCAGCCCGCATGCCTCGCGCGGGCTGCTCTCGTTTTTTTCTGGCATGTCAGACCTCCTGGATCTCGATCCCGAATTTGGACCGCATGAATTTGCGGTTGCGCAGATACTCCTTTGTCCGCGTCGGCTTGGACTTCACATCTTCGACGACGAGCTTGCCGCCGAATTTGTACGAAAAGTCCGCCGTGTACCGGATCGCGCGGATCCGCTCCCCGGTTTCGGTGATATAACTTTCCTGCAATGTGAACTGCGGTTGCAGCCGCAGGTCGGAGATGATCCCGGCCCGCAGCATGACCATCAGCTCGTCATAGCGCCGGGCTTCCTTCTTGCTGTCAAAACGCAGCTCGCCGCGTTCGGCGGGCGTGCTGTGATACTTCGAGGCCTTCTTCGTCCCCGCGTCAGCCCCCGGCAACTGCTGCCGGGCATACAGCTCCCGCATCCTCGGCGGCATGTCCGCCATGCTCTCAAACCGCAGGCCGCTCATTTGTGTACTCCGCGGTGGCAAAAGCCGTCCGGTACCGTTGCGCTCAGCCCGATCCAGTGCCCCTCAGATCCTTGTGCATTTCTCGCGCACATATCGCGGCCAAGTACGATATAATGCTTTGCACAGTCCTTGCACCGCACCACCTCCGCAACGTCGGCGGCGGGCTGGCGGAGCAGGAGCGTTTTCACCCGCTGAGGTGTCCAGTTCGGATTTTCCGCGTTGCAGGATTCAAAGTCTTTCAGCGCCTCGGTTCTGCTGATAAATTCTTCAGTCGCAACGTTTTCCATTGTCAAACTCCCTCCAAGTGTGATACAGTGCCCATGCCAGCGGGTCACGGATGAACGGCAGCTTTTTCGCTTCCGCATATTTTTTGTCGAGGATGCTCATGGCCTTCTTCCACGCGCGATCTTCGGCGGGGAAGCATACCCTTTCCAGTCTGTCGATGTCCCCGACGTGCAAGCGAGCAGTCCCGCGCTCGTCAAAGAGCGCGTAGACGTCCTTGTCTTTGATGTAACCAATCATTTCAAAGTTCCCCCTCTGGGCTGTTGCCATCTACTGTTTCAAGTATTGCTTCTCCGCCGCAGAACGGGCACGGTTTCAGTTCAGCCATCCTTCTTGCCCGCCCTTTCTTCCAGCGCCTTTTTGGCCTCCTCGTGGGTGAGAAATACGGTCTTGCCAAACTCCGAAACGAAAATAGAGACGTTGCATATGCCGCCGCTCCCTATGAGCCACAATTTATTCAGATTGTTCCCGCCGTGTCCTATTACCTTTCTGGCGCATATCTCATCGCGTACGCCATTATCAATGTCAAAAATGCGCTCGATCATATAAACCGTATCGCCCACTTTGCACGGCAGCACCACCACGCGCCCGTCCTTGTCGGCCTCGGCAAGCTCGCGGAGGCGGTCAGCATCCACGCCCAGCGCCTGCGCTGCCAGATTTATCATCGTGTCCTCCGTAAATGGAGCCTTGATTTCCTCCGGCGTCAAGCCGATGTCCTCGTAGGCTTTCAGCCGACAATAAAATTCCATCGCGTGCTCTCGCACCGCGGCTACGTCAATCACGCTTCTGCGTGTCGTGCGCTCGTCCACCCGAACATCAGGTATCGTCAGCCGTCCCATAGTTCTTCCTCCACATAGCACCAGCTTTGTGGTGCTTTAGTAATCGCCGCTGGAATTATGCAATTTTCATCATAGATACAGGCTGTGCTTTCGTACCCACTCTTGTTGCATGATTTGCATTTTTTCCAAGTGTGAAATTCTATCAGTTCCTTCGGCGTATCGTAGATTTTCAGGTTGGAGATATGCCATCCGTAGCCGACGCCGCCGTCCAAATACTTCTCCAGCTCGTCTTTTGTCAGGCAGGCATCCGCAAGAAGCGTATCAAGTGGTGTGCAGTCCATGTTCCAATCGCAGATGCAATATTTCTGCGGTTCACAGCTTCCTCCTACTCTGACGATCCTTTCAAAAATGTCGTCGCATACAAACTCGCCGATGACCTTGCCATTCCCCAGATATGCTCCGCCGCATTTAGCAGCCTTGAAAACATCCGCTATTTTATCAGGATGGAGAGACCGTTCCCCTTCCTTCAAAATCCAAAGCATATCAGCGCTCTGCGTGCAGTAGATGTAGCACTTAAACGGTGTGTTCATCTTCGGGCGCGTCTTGCGCACCTCGATCGTCTTCTGCCCGTTGATGATCTTCTCACACCACCCCGGGCGGATGCTGATCAAAACAGCTTTACTCATGCTTGCCTCCTTCCTCCCGCTCAAACCGAATTTTCATTTGTGCGGGGCAAATGTCTACCTCCGGGCGGCGCTTGCCTGTCCAGCGAAGCCCGCCGGCCTGTCCGACGCACTTCCATCCAGCCGCCTTGAGGCTTGTCCCCGACTCTGTATCGAGGATATATGTAATCAGTTTGTGATAGCCCATCGCACGGGCGGCTCTCCACGCAGCTGCATATAGCATGCTGCACGCATTCCGCGTGCCGTCCGTGCAGCAGCGGTTTACCTCAAGCGTCCATCCATCATCCAGATACCGTGCAACGGGTCTCCCGATGATCGCCACGCCTACGATTTGCTCTCCGTCTGTGCAGCCAATGGAAAATTTATGCCCCACCACCGGCTTGTGGTGCCGGTGGTGCTCCGCGACAAAGGCGTTTGCCTCTGCCAGCGATACCGGGCAAATATCAAGCATCTGCCTTGTCTCCTTCCTCCGGTGCGCCGCGCCATTCCCAGTTGTCTGAGCTGCTCCCGATTCCGGAGCATTCCATGCACGCGCAATCCGGTTTCTTTGCGCAATTATCGCAGTCTTCTTGGCCGGTCGGCTTAAACCCTTCCGGGCAATCCTCAAACCTCGCACAAAACATGCAGCCAGCTTTCCGAATCTCCTTTTTCAGCGCCGCGTTCTCGGCGGTCAGGCACTCGATCACGTTAGCAGCCGCAAACTCGATGTATTCCCGCCGATCTTGGATTTCTCCGACCTTGCAGTTTTCGCACGTGTCGTCGTGTCCAAGCCCCTTCGCGCAGCACCGCAGCGCCTGCACGATTTCCTTGTCTGTCATATATCTTCCATTCCTTCAAGAACCATTTGTCCCGGCAAAACGCCATCCTCCATCCACCAGTGCATCACGTCCTCGCCGGTTTCTCCAAAGCGCATACCTCCGTCCATTTTCCCGCGCCGTCTGCGCTCATCGAGCATCCTGTCAAACGCCCGGACATACGCGGCTTTAATCTTCGGATACCTTGCAAACTCGGCGTATCTCGTTGCCTTTTTGGCAAGAGGGCATCCGATGCACCCCACGCGCTTCCATCCGCATTCATACAGCGGATTCATGCAGATCTTTTCGGCAGAAGCGTAGTCCAACACATCAGATTCCGTCCAGTCGATGATTGGATTGATCGTCCGCGTCCCCTTGAGCCGGCAGTTTTCCACCAGCATGCGGCTTTCGTCGTTGTCATTCATCAAAATCAGCTGCTTGGATTTGTCCCTGTGCAGGGCCTCCATGACGCCGCGGGACTTGCGCTTTTGCGATTCTGCCCAGCGGACGCCAGTCGCGATCCACCGCCCACGCCCGCCGGTCTCTTTGAGCACCGCGCAGCAGTAGCGCACCAGGCGTGTCGGCGGCATGAGCTTTCTCGGGATCAGATTCCACATGGTCACATTCCCGCCGTCCGATGTGCGGTGGGTATCGATGGTGCATTTTACGCCTGCCAGCTCCAAGCGGCAGAAGGTATCCCGCACATGCCAGACAGTCTCCGGCGCGTCCGCCGTGGTGAGGCTGTGCAATACCTCGTACGGGATTCCCGCCGCGCCAGCCAGATGCAGCAGCACGTCCGAGTCCTTGCCGCCGGAGTATGTAATCACCAGCGGCTGCTTGTACAGGCGCAGGCTCATATCCGAGGCCATCCGCAGCCGCTCAATCGCGGTTTGTTCTAAGTCCATTGCCGTCGTCCCTCCCCGGCGTTAGCTTGGCCAGCATGATCTGGCCGAGATCCGCCACGTAGACCAGCCGCCCGCGGCTGTACACCATCAGCTTGTCGCCCTGGATCTCCATCCGGTCAGCCTCGATGTTCGTGATATCCTGGCAGGCGTCACACACGAACCTCATACCATCGCCCCCGGCCGGGTGTCCGGCGTGTAGTGGAGCTTGGTCGCGCGGGCGTTCTGATGGTATTCCGGGCGTGTGAATTTATAGCCCCAGTGTTTGGCAGCGGTAAAAAGGGCCGCATAGCCGTCCTCGGCGCGGACGGTCACTTTCTGATCGCCATATGTAACGGAAAAGTGGTTCTGTCCGGTGTATCCGGCCTGTGCGATCACGGCGGGGCGCCGCGGCACCCGCTCGCCGGGGTAGTCGATGCTATTTCGCAATGTGTTTGCGCCTCCTTATCTGGTTGTCGGCATGGACCATCTGCTTTCCCGCTGCAAGGTCGGGCTGCAGGCTGTCCCTGTCACGGTGGTTTACGTCGTAGATGTGGTTCCGGATGCTCTCGTAGAGCGTCCAGGTGCAGCACCCGGCGCGGCATGTGCCGCTTCGGTCCGGGCAGTTCCGGCCGCAGAGCGGCGGGATGGGCCGCATGCGCGGCGCAAAATAATTCACTCCGCTTCCTCCTGTACGTGCTGCAGCCATGCCGCGATCGTTTGCAGCGCCGACTCTCGCCGTAGAAGGTCTTCGACCGTATCCCGGTCGACGCGCGGCATGCTCTGCAGGATCTCCCGGTCATTGGCGCAGTCATCGGCAAAGGCGAGGACCGCGTCGATGATGTCGGCCAGCTGATCCGGCCGGAGCTCGACCGTGATCTTCGGCACGTCCATCACAGGATCCCGTAGGTCGTCAGGCCCAGCGCGATCGCGCCGGTCGCGACGCATGCGTCGGTCATTTCTGCGTACCCGGCGATCACAGCAAAAACGAACGCCGCGCCGCCCAGCCACAGGCAGCAGCACTTGGCCACGCGCCGCATGGCCTCCCGGTACCGCAGCTCCTCCAGCAGCCGCTCCTGCCGCTCCCTGGTCTCTTCCTCCGGCTCATACCCGAGCCGCTCTGCAAGATTGGTTCTCATTTCTTCTCCTCCGTTTCATCCGTTGCGGTCTGTACGGTCTCTGCCGCTTCGATCTTTTCCAGCATCCGCTCGATATTCCTGTGTTCCTTCTCAATTCTCTCGAGCTCTTTCCCGATGGCTTCCCGCCATGCTTCGCTGCCCGGCTCTCCCTCTTTGAGACGGAACGCATCCGCATCCATCCGGATCATGTTCCTTTCGAGCATCCACTTGAGATGCAGCCATTCTTCCGTTGTCAGAAGCAGCTTTTTCATGCCTTCGCCTCCTGCAGACGTTCTGCCGATTCTACCAGTGCCAGAAGTCGCTTGTATTTCTTCACCTTTTCCCGGTCGCACTTTGCGAGGTGCGCAGCCCGTTCGGTCATTTCCTCGTTCTCAAATTTGGCTGCGGCGAGCGCTTCGGCCTCATTGTGGGTCGCGATCACAAGCAGCTCCAGCGTGTGCTTCAGCTCAAACCAATCGTCTCCGCTGAGAATCAGTTTCCGCATTCCGCTTATCCTCCTTCGTCTCCTGCATCCGCCTGACGAGCCGCGCCAGACGGGCGTTTTGTGTAACGAGCTTCTGCGCGTCCAGGTCCAGCCCCTTGCGCTTCAGCCCGTTTATGATCTGCGCTGCCTGGCACTCACACACCATCGCCGCTTCGATCAGATCGTGCAGCTCCTGCGCATCCATCGTCAGGGTGTAGGTCTTTACCTTCGCCATGGCTCAGTATCCCCCTTCGTGTTCCAGCAGCCAGTTTTTCAACTGCATCTGCGCGATTGCAAAACACAGTTCCGCGTCGCAGTCCTGGACGTTGACGAGTTCTTCGTCGTCCCCGTCGTAGGCGGTTCCCCTCCGCCACACCCGGACGCCCCAGTCCGTCACCTTGCTATAGCTGACTTCAAGGTGCATGGGGTAGGTCAGCACCTTCTTCGCGAAAAACTTCAAAAAATCATCCACGGGGCTCCCTCCTATGTACGCGCCTTGCGGCGCGTTTAATTGCTGGCCGCGGGCAGACGCCCTTCGGCTGCAGCCCGCTCGAGGATCTGCGCCGCCTGGCACTCACACACCAGTGCTGCCTCGATCAGATCATGCAGCTCCTGCGCATCCAGCGTCAGGGTGTAGGTCTTTACCTTCGCCATGCGTCAGCCTCCTATCTCTGCACCATCCACCGTGCCAGCTCCGTGAGCGACACCGTGTACTTGTTCCCAATGTGCCGGGCCGGGAACCGCCGGTCGGCCAGCAGCGTCCGCCGGTCGATCCCCAGCGCCGCCTGGCATTCCGTGATCCCGATAGCCGCGCGCCCCGGGAACATATCGGTCAGCAGCTCCAGCTGCGGCCGGTACCCTTCCAGCTCTCTCGGCATCCCCTCACGCCTCCTTCTTCTCGCTCATCAGCTTTGCCGCCGTAGCCACGCCCTGCATATAGGCGATCATGACCTCGATCTGCTGCGGGTTCATGTGCTTCATCTCATGCAGCACACCCTCGACCTGCTTCTTCTGTTCCTCTGACATTGTTCTCACCTCGCTCGGTTCATTTCTTGGTTATACGTTAGCATACCTCAGAACCGTTGTCAAGCATAATTTCATTCCTTGGTTATATTTTTTCTTGACATTTCATTTCCGTTGTGTTACCTTGTGGCTAGAAGGTGGTGAAAAGCTTGAATACAATCAACGATCGAATCGCTTATTTAATCAAAGACCTTGGTATCACAAAAACGAAATTTGCCGAAACCATCAACTTGAGCCAGCCGTTCGTGTCCGCCGTTTGTTCCGGTTCAAAAATGCCCAGTGACCGCACAATCTCGGATATCTGCCGGGAGTTCAACGTCTCCCTCGCATGGTTGGAGGACGGCGAAGGGGAAATGTATGTCCAGCGCAGCGAAAATGAACGCATGGCGATGCTCTTTACCGACGTTCTGGCCGAAGCCGACGAATCCACACGCAAACGCGGCATTGCAGCCGCCCTCGAAATGCCCCCGGAGTTCTGGGACAACATCCTCGAATACGCAAAAAAAATCACCGGAAGCAAATAACCTGCTTCCGGTGTTCTTTTTATTCGTCAAAATATACAGAAAATCTCAGGTGCGCTTGACTGCTCCCTGCATTTTCTGTATTCTGGTAGAGGGTGGTATTTATGCGGACGTATGCCGAAACAATGTCTATAATCTGCGTCGTGCTTCTTGTTCTTCTCATCCTTTGCACATCCTGCTCTCCGCGGCAGTACACAAGCGATGACTTGGAAGCAGCACGAACTGAGGCTTACCAAGATGGATATCGTAACGGATACGACGACGCAACGCTCGGACTCAGTTACTAATATCTCGGTTCCCCATTATTCCGGTATCCGCTTTTCCGCTTCAAGCAGTCTCCCACACGCCCCCGTTCTTCCAGACCCTCACATTGACGAAAAGGCATATTGCAAAGAGATTGCAGCCGTTCAAAGCAGCCTTTCTTTCCCTCTTTCCAAAGGCAAATACAACCCATACTCTGGTAAGCCCATTCAGACACTTCAGGACTACGAATTCTACTGTCAATGTGTTGCGCTTCGCCGTATTTATGACAAGAAGATAGCTTCTGTATCTGCCGTCGTCCAGTCTACGCAGGACGTTCTTTCTGCCGCAGATGCTGTCGTTATGGATTCCCGCAGGAGCGCAGCAATAGCCCGCCAGGAGGCCGCAATCGCAAAGCGTGAAGCCGCTTTATACAAGCATGACGCAGCAGTAGCTAAATCCGAATACGCTGAGTTGAAGACGCGCTTTGATGCTCGGAAAAAAGCTACCCGTCTGGGGTTCGTTGTACTTGTCGCTTTGTTGGTCGGATTTTTTCTGTTTCACGCTATTTCTCGCCCCGAAAAAAGCGCTCCGCATTCCGCTCCTTCTTCTGCATCCGATTCTTCCTCGCGTGAATCTTCTGGTGTTGGCTCTAATCGTCCATCCGGTTATGTATCCAGTGAATATATCGGGAATAAAAAGAGCCATAAATTTCATCGTTCATTGTGCTCCTATCTTCCTGATGATGATAACCGTAGAATTTTCAAATCCAGAGATGCTGCCATTGACGCCGGATATGAGCCATGCGAGCATTGTAACCCATAACGTCCCGCCGGAACGATTTCCCGTTCCGGCGCTTATTTTATGATGTTCCGCAGGAATCGCAGGATGATTTTCAGCTGATCCAGTGTGGCCCGCTCTAAAATGTTTTCAATCTGTTCCATCGTCTTTTCCATTCCCGTCTCCATTTCTCCACAAAATTCCCGTTCATTTTTTGTTAATCTTTGCCTCTTGTTCGCGCCTCCCGAAAGTTGTAAGATATAGGTAGGCGTTGCCCGCGCCGCTGGCCGAACAACGGCGCGGGCTTTTGCTTGCGCAGGCGACCGGGAGCCGTCTGTAACTTTAGGGTAGCCTGTCCACGGTAGACTTGTAAAGATATGACAGTTGCTTTTTGCAGTCAGACGTCTTGCTTTTTTGGGGGGAATGACATGTTTTGAAGGAAAAATTATCTGATTTATGCCGTGAGCAGAAGCAGACGATCACTCCGCACAAAACAAACCAGGACGTCGCCGAAAATACCGACCTTTCCGTCGGCACCGTCTCCCAGTTCTTTCGCGGCGACATCAAAAATCCGTCTGTTTACACGGTCGGCCCGATCTGCCGGGAGATGGGTGTCTCTATGGATGAGTATTTCGGCATTCCGCATGATGAGCCTGCCGAGTCTTCCGAGCCTCCCGATGCTGAAAAACTCCGTGCCGAGACCGCGGCGCTTCGTGCGCAGCTTGCCCAGCAGCAGAAGTCCCTGCGCATGCACCGGCTTGTGACGCTCATCCTCTTGGGTATTCTTTTGCTGTGTGCCCTTGCGCTTTTGGTCGACGTGCTCATCCCATCGATTGGATGGATTCGCACATAAATAAAACCGCCCCGGCCCAGCGCCGGAGCGGTATTCTTGGAGGTTTTACGATGCCAATTCCCAAATACTACGTCAGGCCGGACGGCCTGCATGAATCCATCATCACAGTCAACGGCAAGCGCAAAGCGTTTCGCGGCAAGACAGACCGCGATGTCTGGAATAAGATCAAGGCTTACCGCGCCGAAGCCGAGAAGCCAAAGACCGTCCCGTTCTCCGACGTCGCCCACGCCTGGTGGAACGAGATCGAGCCAACGCTTGCGCCGAATTCCCTGCGCAATTATTCCCCTGCCTATGAGCGTTCCGTCGCGCAGTTTGGCCCGGAGGATGTCGCCACGATCACAAGCAAAGAGATTGAGACGTACATCAACCAGTTTGCCAAGACCCACGCAAAGAAGACCGTTATCACCCAGCGCCAGATCATCCGACAGATCCTGAATAAAGCCCAGCGCGAAGGTTACGTCTCTTTTAACGCTGCGCAGGCAGTTCTTCTCCCGAAGAACCTTCCGCAGAAGCGCCGCCACGCGCCGCCCGCTGATCAGATCCAGAAGATCAAGGACAACCTGAACGACGACTTCGGCCTGTTTGCCTTCCTGATCTATTATACCGGCTGCCGCCGCGGCGAGGCCGAGGGCTTGCGCTACGAGGACATTGATCGTGAGAAAGGCAGGATCTACATCCGCCGCAGCGTCTACCATACCGGTCCGACGCCCCAGATCAAGGAGCCGAAGACTGCCGCCGGTATCCGCCCCGTTCCGTTGCTCCCAGCGTTGGCCGCCGCGCTTCCGCAAAAGGAGCACGGCTATATCTTTTCCAACGACGGCGGAAAAAGTCCGCTCCCCGGCTGGCTTGTCACCGACCAATTCGACGCCTACCGCAAGCGCACTGGCATCACCGTCTCCCCGCACGAGATCCGCCACGGCTACGCGACCGCGCTCTACGAGGCCGGTGTGGACTTCAAACTCGCTCAAAAATTCCTCGGCCACGCGCAGCTCTCCACCACCATGGATATCTACACCGACATCCTCGATACCCGCATTGATAAAGTCGCCGCCCAGATGGACGCGGCCTTTTAATTGCACTTTTTTACTGTGTCGGTCACTGTGTTCATACCCGTGTATTTTCGTGCTAGGATATGCTACGTCTTGCTACTTTGCAATTCTCGCAAAAAGTTTTGTTCAATCATAAATAATCCGTCTTTTAAATGCTATTCTACCCAAAAAGATAAAAAATAAGACGCAGGAATTTAAATTCCTGCGTCTTTATCTTTGGTGGACCTGAAGAGACTCGAACTCTGAAAAAACACTGTATTTTCAACGTGAATTTGCAAACTGTGTTTATTCTGTGTCCAGTCCCTTTTCTGTGTTCTCAGCTCCTTGCGATATGCTCATAATACGCCATGAGCTTCTGTTCCGGCCCCGGGCCGTCCTTGTCGAGCAGGAACGCCTTGGCCAGCGCGGCGTAGAACTCCGGGCGGTTGAGGCCGAACTCTACGGCGACGGGGTAGTAGTCCGAGTACATCATGTTCATGGTCACGCCCCACGCCCAGCGTGGGACCACTGGTGCCTGAATGCCCATGCTCTCGGCCACGGCCGTTGTCTGTTCCATCGTCCAGTGCGGGCCGGTCGTGCCGTCGGCGTTTTGCATGTTGGCTGCCCACTGCATCGCCGTTTCGCGATCAAATGTGGCCGCCTCCGGCTCGTCGTGGTTCCCGTGCAGCTTTTCGAGCCTGCAGATTGTCTTCGCGTACAGTCCGACTTCTTCCGCGCTGCCCAGCGTCACGGGCTTCTCCATGGCCTCGTGCAGCTTTGTGTGAAGCTTTTCGATATATTCTTTCATCACGTCATGCCTCCTGGATGTATTTGTATAGGCTGTCAAGGTCGTCCGAAGCAAAAGTCAGCTTTCCGATAAATGGAATCTCTATCGGGAGTTTTCGCCCGTCGAGCCGAGGTCTTGCCTTATTATAGAGCCTGTCAATGTCGATATCCCCGTGCTCATCCATAATCCGCATCGCTTTGAACCACGGGTTATCTCTCAGCACAAGCAGTTGCTCTTTGCTGCCGTCTGCCAGTAAAGACAACCCAACGCCTGCTACAAAGGAGCGCACCTCGTCCATATGTGGGGATGCTACTGTATCAAAAAAACGCAAAATTCCGCGCATAGCCTGATCTATCGTCACCATAAAGTTTTACCTCCGTTTTAAGATGGGGCGGCTATTGCCGCCCCTTTTGCTTAGTTGTTGCAGCAGCCGCCGCACTTCGGGAGCGGATCGTAGAGCGTCTGCGCCGTGGTCGCGGTGCCCGTGGTGACGTCGGCGACCTGCTTGGGATAAAAGGTTGCGTTGACGTAGGTGACGATGGAGTTATCACCGCAGCAGCGGCGCTCGGCCTCCATCTTGACCGCATCAAGTGCTTCCTTGCGGACGGACTCGACGTCCTGCTTGACCAGCGCGAAGCTGTCCTCGGTGCGCTGGTTGTGGACGGCCTGCTTGCACAGTGCCTCACGGACGTCCTTGAGCTGCCCGTCGATATAACCGTACATCTCCAGCATCTTGCCGTCGTTGTACGTGTTGGCCTTGAGCAGCGCGATCTCGCTGTCCTTCGCGGCCAGCTTCTGTTCGCGCTCCAGATCGTAGCGCGTGACCGGCATGTTCTCGCTGCACGTCGGCTCCTGCTGCCGTGCGGCGAGCATGGCGGCGACCGTCATGGCGGGCGTGACCGCCGCAGCGACGTCAGCGACTTCCGATCTCTTGTTCTGGTTGAGGCCGCCCAGCAGATTGCCGAGTCCGCCGTTTGCCAGACCCAGCGCAGCTCCGCCGATGCCAAAGCCCAGCGCGGTCCCTGCGAGTCCCTTACTTGCGTATTCCATAAAAAATCCTCCGGTAAAAGTAGTAAGCTGGCCAGCTCCTACTCTCATTCTGCCGCTTCCCCGGTTTTTATGGGGGACATTTCCGGGACATCTGTGTACCATTTGTGGGACATGCGGGCATAGAAAAAGCGCCATGAGCCGTTGCTCATGGCGCTTTCTCTTTGTCCGTTTTCCCTACCAGGCGGCGGGCGATATTGTAGATGTGCGGCAGGCGGCGGGAGATGGTTTTGCGGTCGACGCCGATCTCGGCGGCGGCGTCCATCTGCGGGAGCCTGCCCACGATATAAAGCTTCACAATCTGCTGATCGATCACGTCCAAAAGTCCCTCGTCAGTGACGCGCTCCCAGTCGCTGCGCGTGAGGTGTTCCAGCTCCTTCGGCAGAGCCAGCCGCGCAGTTATTTGCTGTCACTCCCTTCGGCCCGCCGCCGGGCAGGGCTTACTTCATCGCCGCAGCCAGCTTTTTCAGCAGATCGTCGCCGTATTTGTAATCGGCAAGATACTTGATTGTGCTGTCTGCCAGTCCGGCCTTTGCCTTGATTGTCTTCTTGGCGTCCTCGACGGCCTTATCGACGGTTTCCGTGTCGTAGTCCACCCACGGGAGCTTGCCGTGCTTCTTCCACACACGGCTGTTGTAGCCGCCCTTGATGCCGATGTTGCCGACACACGTAATCTGTACGCCGTTATCCCAGATCGGGGTACACTCGACCGCGAGGCCGTCTCCGATATACATGCCCCAGTGTCCGGGCATCCACAGGCCTTCTCCTGGGACGAGCTTGTCCCAGCCGGACGCGGATACGTCCTTGCACTTGGCAATCATACCGTCTGCGGAGACATCCGGGACGGCGTTTCCGGCGTAGCGGGCGCCGCCGTGGTAGGCGTTTTTGTTGCCGTTCCAGCCCCACAGGATCCCCTTTGTGAGATTCACGCAGTCAAAGCCAAAGTAGCCCTTTCCGATCAGCCCGCGGAATCTGGCCTGCTTTGCGGCGTCGTACCAGTCCGGGTATTGTTTTGCCTTCTCAGTGATGATCCCATCCGTGACCGGAGATCCGAAGCAGCCCCACATGTACACGGTCTTGTAATTCTTCGCGACTTCGATATGCTTTTTTACAAGCTCGGACGCTCTCATAACGTAACTCATACCCGCTCACTCCCGTACAGCTCGTGGTGCAGCTGCAGCACGGCGGCCTCGATCAGCTTGTCGATCGTTTCCACATCAAATTGAATGCCCTTCTCGGCGAGGAAGTTCACAACATACGCCTTTTTCGCCGCGCCGTCCGTCGCGGTGTACAGCTGCTCCGCCGCCTTTACGCCGATCTCGACGTAGGTACGGAGCGTTTGCAGCTTATCCGCGTCGATCTTCGTCTTGATCCACGGGATCAGAAATGCCGAAACGAGCGCGCTGATGAGCGCGATCACTGCCGAGATGATCTGTGTGTAGTCCATATGTATGCTCCTTTCAATCTTTCAGCACGATCTCTGCGATGCGTGCTGCCGCTTCCGGGCCGTATTTTTCAGCCCATTTATCCATGTACTTCTGCGCGTACTTCGCGCGGTTCTCGTTTTTTGCCTTCCAGAGATAAAACCCGCTGGAAGCTGTTGTTTCAGCCAGCACCGCAAGCGTGATCTCCGTCAGGTCTGCGCCTGCCGCGCAGGCGATAATGAGTGCGAGGCTGACGAGCGCGCTGCAGATCAGCCACTTCTTGCTAAACTCCATTGTGCTCACACTGCTTCTCTAGCTGGTGCAAAAACTTTTTTACATCGCCGTTGCCGCCCAGCTTGACGTATTTCTGCCCGGCGATCAGACGCTCGGCCATTGGCATTTCCTCCGACATGATGGTCAGCCGGAGGATCGCCAGATACTGCTCGTCCTGATGCTCCTGCATTTTCCCGAGCTTTTTGTCGATCTCGGCGAGATGGTCGCCCTGGGAGTCTACCTGTGTTTTCTTCTTCTGCGCTGTGCCGACGATGGCCTGAATGACCGTCGTCAGCGCGGACGAGCCGAGGACGGCGCAGATGATCGTGATGGTTCCAGCATCCATGTTTTTACCTCTTTTCTGTCTTCGCCTGCCACGTGATATCCCTGCCGCAGACGCCGGTCAGGCGGTCGCGGAGGTAGTTCAGCGCCGTCCCGACGCGGTTGAGGTCAACGGCGTTGTATGCGCCCTTCATCCCCGCCAGCCACTCCGCCAGCTCCGCCGCCGTCATGCCCGCGTAGCCCTTCACGGCCAACTCGTGCACGCGTGCGACGTCCGCTGCAGTTCGGTCGGTGATGAGGGTGTCAATAATCATACTCATAGAAGCTCCTTAACGCTCGTCGGCTTGTTTATCAGAATGACCTTAAAGATCATATCTACATGATTAGAAACACCATGCCGCCGCGATACCGTCCACCTCGGACGCGACGCTCCAGTCCGCCTCACCGTTCCATCCCGTTCTGTCAAAGCAGCTGGTGTTGTTGAGTCTCGGCGAGCGCAAATACCATGCACGGTTTTTCTTCCGGTTGGCCGCCGTCTTGTAATACTCGTACTGCGTGCCCTCGCCCGCATAGGAGTATGTCCGCGTGCCCTGGACCTCGATCTCCGACAGCAGGAACAGCGTGTCCTCCGTCGTGTCGATGGCCGAGCTCGCGCCGCCTGCCGTGGTCTTCTTTGTCACGGCCTTTAACGCGGCCACGACCTCCGCCGGCATCACCTTCTTCAGCGCCGGGAACGCATTGGACGTCCGCACCAGGCAGTTCTTCCAGCCGCAGCTGTTATCCTCTGCGCCGTTCATCTTATACTGCGTCGCGTAGGTCGTGTGCATCTGGAATGTCAGCGGAGCCTTGCCCGAGCCGTCGGCATAATCGTCGTGGTTCTTGCCGATGATGTCGATCGCGTAGGTCTTGTTGTTGATCGTCATGTTGCAGCTGTCGCCGACGTTCCATGTGTTGGGAACTTGTTTCTCTTGACAGGCCTTAATAATTGCAGCCCAGCTGTTATTTCCGAACACGGGGTCGATCATGGCCAAATCGACATTAGCTGTCCCAACCACAACATCTGCCGTCTTTGTTGTGCTTGCTGTCGCTGCTGTTACCGTCCATGTTCCAACCTCATCGACTATCAACGTGCAGTTTCCACTCGCATCTGCCGTCCCGGAAGCCGTCTTGCTCCCCTTCGTGGCCGTGACGGTCGCACCCGCGCTGGTCGTGACGACGATCTGCAAGTCGGGCGCGCCCTCGATGGCCTGCACCGCGCTCACGAACCCGTCCGGGAACGCAAGCTGTGCGGACGTGCCGCCCTTCGTGCGGATGGCGTCCGCAACCGCCGTCAGGTCGGCGTTCAGCTGCGCGGAATCTACTGCTTTATCCAATGCCATCAGTAGTTTCCTCCTGTCCATTCTGGCAGCGCGGCAAGCACGTCCTGCACCAGCGCGGCCTTATCCGCCGCCGTAAAGTAATCCGTCCCCTTGACGGGCGTTGCGCCCGCAGGCCCCTGCGCGCCGGGATCGCCCTTGTCGCCCTTGTCGCCCTTCTCTCCGCGCGATGGCTTCCCGGTGTCGGTATCTCCCAGATACCAGTTGCCGTTCGTGCCGATCGTCGGCGTGACGCCGTCTGCGCCCTTTGTGCCGGTCTCTCCTGGGTTGCCCTTTTCGCCCGGATTGCCCTGCGGGCCTTTGATGTTGACGCTGTCCGGGTTCGTTTTCCCGCCGTCGTTCGTCCAGCTGAGCGTCCCGTCCGCAGCGACCGACGGCGTGAATGTCGTTCCGGCCGCGCCGGTCCCGCCCGTCTCGCCTTGCTCTCCCTGCGGTCCCTTGTCGCCCTTATCGCCTTTCTCGCCGCGCGACGGCTTCCCGGTGTCGTTCTCGCCCAGATACCAGTTGCCATTTGTGCCGATCGTCGGCGTCACGCCATTTGCGCCTGGCGCGCCGTTGTCTCCGGCCGGACCCGTTGGCCCCTGAGGCCCCGTCTCACCCTGCGGACCCGTAGGTCCTTGCGGTCCAGTCTCGCCCGGTTCGCCCTTCGGCCCCTGTTCGCCCGGATCTCCCTTGTCGCCCTTTGCGCCCTGCAGCGGTCCGTTGTTGACCCACGCATTCGTCACGCCGTCGTAGATGTAAATGTCATAAGGTGCAGCCGCGCCCACGCCGTAGGCGTCTCCTACCTCCGGATTCTTGACCGACGCCTGCAGCGCGGAGACCGAGCCGTAATATCCCTTGACCACAAATCCGGAGCCAGTGTCTCCCTTCTGCCCCTGCGGACCTGCCGGGCCAGTCTGGCCGGTCTCACCCTGCGGGCCGGTCTGGCCCGGGTCTCCCTTCGGGCCGGTCGCGCCGGTCGCGCCTGTTTCGCCCTTTTCGCCGGGGTCACCCTTGGGGCCGGTCTCGCCCTGCGGTCCCCGCTCGCCGGTCTCGCCCTTCGGGCCGGTTGCGCCGGTTTCCCCCTTGTCTCCTTTGTCGCCCTTCTCACCCTTGACGGTCTCGACGTTGAAGTCAAATGTCTTCCCGTCCGAAAGTGCGATCGTGTACGTCGCCGTCGTCCCGCTCTGCGATTTCTTCGTGATCGACGTGATGCTCGCGCCTGCCGCGCCGGTCTCGCCCTGTGCGCCGGCAGGTCCGGTCTGCCCCTGCGGCCCCGCCGGTCCCGTCTCGCCCTTCGGCCCCTGCGGGCCCATGACCGAGCCAAGATCGATCGTGCTGCCGTCTGTCAGCGTGAAAATCAGCTTCCCCGCGTCCGTAACCTCCACGGCCTTTACCCCGCGGGAGATCAGCCCTCCGATCGTCACCATGATCTGATTCGGAATCTCTACCCTCATACCTGCTCCTTACTCCACGAATGCCCGGTTCCCGCTTGCCAGCGTCGTCTTGTCCCCGTGCGTGTACCGGATATCGTAGGTGTACTTTCCCTTCGTGAATTTTGCCGTGACCGTCGCGTCGAAGTTCAGCGTGACCTGGTCATTCTCCACCTTCGCAAAGCTGAACGTGTGGACGGTCTGCCGCGTATCGTCCAGAAACACGACCGCCATGCTGTCCGTCGTCCCGATCGTGACGGCCTCGCCGTCCTGGTCCTTCAGGTCGAACCGCAGCACGATCGAGAACGTGTCCCCTTCGTACCACCGCAGCACCCCTTTGTCGATCCTCGGGCTCGGATAAGCCCCCGGAATTGGCGTCGCCATACCGCATCCCTCCTTTTCATCCAGTGTAGCAGACCCAGCCGCCGGATTCACCCCACGCACGCAGCACTTTCCGCTTGCCATTCCCTCCCGCCGGTGCTATACTGGTCCCATCAAATACAAGGAGGCTTCCCCATGCTCGACGAAAAAGATATTGAGAAAATCCAATCCATGATCGACCAGGCCAAAGACGACATGCTCAAGCAGTCCGCAGCCAACACCCGCGTCATCATCGAGAGCAGCGTCATGAAGAAGCTGGACCTCCTGATTGAAGGGCAGCAGGCGCTCCTTGATACGCTCGCGCCGAAGAGCCGCGTCGAAGAGCTCGAAGAAGAGGTCTCCTTCCTGAAATCTATCGTCCGTCTGCACAGCCAGCGCCTCGCGGAGCTGGAAAAAGCGCAGTAATTCCAAAAACCGAAGGCCGGGGCATTCGCCCCGGCCTTCTTGCGTTACTTGCTGTCTTTCAGCCACTTGTCAATATCCTTGGACTTATCCACCCGGTTGAACCCCAGTGCCACATAGGCCGCCAGCAGCTTCTCCTTGAGCTTCTTCCGCTCCTCAGACGAGGCCGCAATGTACTTCGGCTTGTATTCCGTCGTGATCGCGTTGCCGATATCGCCCTTCTCGGTTCCGTGGTCAAAGTATTCCTTTGCCGCCGCTTTCAGATCCCCGCCATCTTCGATAGTTTGCAGGATCTTGCCGTACTTCGTATAGTCCTTCCCGCCGGTCCACTCCTTGTAGAGCCAGTACGCCTTGTTCTCATCCTCGGCGTAGTCGTTCGCAAGGATCTTCTGGATTGCCTTCTCCTGCGTCACGGTCCCGGCGGCGACGGCATCCTTGAGATCCTGCTTCTGCCTCGCGTCCTGCGCGTCCTGGATCTTCTCGTTCATGTAGTCGATCCGCTCCTGCGTGCTCATCGGTTCCATCTCCGCCTTCTGCGCATCCCCGGCAAGGACCTGGTAATAATACTCTGCCTTCGCCTCGTCGCTGATATCATAAGCCTTCAGCAGCATCATCTTGTCATAGTTCTTCTCCAGCTTCCGCGCCGCCTGGATGAACGCATAGGTCTCCCGCTGGTCCTCGCCTCCCTCGGTCATGCCCTGATAAGCGGCAGTCTCCTTCGCGGACAGCGACTTGAACCCGCTCTCCACCCAGCTCTGCGCCTCTTCCGTCGCCGTCTTGCCGAACAGCAGCGCCTGCGCCCAGCTCTTCGCCCGGTCAGCTGCGTTGTCGTTATACAAAGGATACTGCAGAATGTCGCGGCCCTCGTTGTCTACCGTGTAGCTGCCGCCGCGAGCCGCCGCCGTCGCGCCCTGATATGCCTTGCGGATCTGCCCGCCGCCGAACGGCGTCGCCAGATACAGGCCCGGTTTGATAAGCTCGTCTGTGATCGTCTTTGCCTTCTTTGCTGGGGCCATGTCCTCGTTGCTTGACCAGATTGCTTTTCTGATTTTCGCGAAGCTTGGGATCGCGGAATCGATAGCGATTCGTCCGCTATCAATGTCAACACCCCATTTCTCATCCAGCCCCAGCACGTTGACCACCTGCATTCCCGGCAGCTCTGACAAAATCGCTCCTTCAAGGTTTGTAATCGCCTGTTCCGTGCCCGGCTTCTCCTTCGTGAAGTCCCATTTCCCGGATACCGCCGCCTGCACCGTGTTCGGCAGCTGATACCCCGTGAAATCTCCGACCGTATCATTGATGATATCCAGCGGATCCAGCGCCGCGCGCCTGCCCACAATGCTCTCGTAGAACTCATTGTAGATCCACGCGCCGATGAGGAATTTGAACATCGCCTTCGCCAGCGCCGCCACGCCCTTCTTCCGCTCCTCCTGCGCCATATCCTTGAAGATCCAGCTGAGCTCATTGTTGACCTCCAGCTGAAACTGCGTGAACATCTTCACCAGCGGGTTCCGCGCAGAGTACAGTGTCGGCATCGAGCCCTTGCTCCTGTCTGCCATGATGCCGGACGCAAACTGATCCGCCTCCTGCATCGCGCTCGTCTCGCTCATGCCCCGCCGCAGATTCTGGTAATACCGCGCACGGACCACGCTTCCGGTCGTAAACGTGTCGATGGCTTCCATCAGCCAGCCTGCACTGGCGGAGACTTTATCCATCGTGCTCATGGCCAGCCGCCCGTAGCCGCTGCGGTTGTTGATGAACGCCGACGCAGCGTCCAGCCCGTCCGCCGTCTTGTAGTTTTTCAGCGTATCCCACATGCCGCGCAGCACATCCGTTGTCGATACCTGGCTCCACGCCTGCGTGATCGGAATGAAGTTTGTGAGCGCCGAGCCCACGTTGGCCGCGACCATGTTCGCGCCCACGCGGGAATAGAACTTTTTCAGGACGTTGTACACTTTTCGGTTGAAAAACCTCTCCATGCCCCGGTCGAGCCGCGACTTCTTTCCCGCCAGCAGGTTTGTGTATTCGTCCAGCTCATCCACAAAGTTCGAAAGCCCATACCGTCCCTCCTTCGTCAGGTTCGTCACCTGCTCGTTGGCCTCGTCCGGGTTGAGGAACGGGTTCATCATGATCGCGTCGATCCGCTGTTTCAGGCCCTCGTCCGATGCCCGATATCGGATCTGCGTCGCCAGCGCCCGCAGCCGCTGAATGTCCGCCGTGTGGAAGATCACGTCCGTCGCGACCTCGATATACCGGTCAAAGCCCTGCAGCGCGTCATACACCGTCGCGTAGCCAAGTCGGTTCTGGATGTTCGCCATGTACCGGATGCCGGGTTTGAAGTTTGCCGTGAGGCCGTTGATCGTCGCAGGCAGCGGCGACACATCGCCCTCGATCCCGGCCGCCCTTGCGAACTTCTGCAGAATGCTGCCGCCTTCCTCGTTCTCCTGGAAGTGTGGGAAATATCCCTGCAGATAATTGACCGGCTCATAGCCATTCTCAATGCGCACCCGGTTCATATCCTGGAACAGCTTGTCGTAGACCTCATGGAAAACCTTCACGGCTGCCCGCACCTTGCCGAGATCCAGATTCGGGTTTTGCTTCTCGAATTCCTGAATGGCCGCGTTCCACTCGTCAAACGTCATCCCCCCGCGCCTTTCGACACGCGGGTGCTGTTTGAGATAGTCCCGGTTGAATTCCGCCTCGCCCAGCCACTGCACCGCATAGCTCTCGGATACCAGATTCCCCTTCCGTACCTGCCGGTCGAGTCCCAGCTCCCGGATCCTGTCCTGCTGCTCGACCAGATAATTCTTGCGCTTGCTCTCGTTTTCGTGTACGGGCCAGAAATACTTGTTGATAAACGCATTGGCCTTTTCGTCAGAGACCTTGCCCTTCCGCGCGATATCCCGGATGTTCCGCTCCATCGTCTCGCGCTGGTACTGGATCCCCATAGCCTTGTCGGCCCACTTGACGGCCTCGGCTTCCGTCAGCGCCTGCTCGGCAAAGTCCCGCAGTCCTTGCTTGCGCTGCGCGTTCCATGCCTTGAGCTTCAGCGCCAGCATATCATAGTCAGCCTTTGCCTCGTAGACCTTCAGGATCTGCTGCCCGTTTTCCAGCCCTGCCACATAATCCGGGCTTGTCTCCCCGCGCAGCAGCCGGTTCACGATCTTCTGGTCGGCTTCCGTCAGCAGCGTCTTGCTCTGCGCTTTCTCGACCACTCGCCTTGCATCCTTCAGCTGCGCCCACATCTGCTTCGTTTCTTCCGCTGTCTGCGGAATAGCAAGCTTTTCTTTGGCCTTGTTCTGCGCGTCCAGATACCGCTGCGCCACGCGCAGCCCGCTCGTCAGCCGGTCAATGGATTCCGTGAAATTTGCCTGCTGCCACTTCTTGAAGCTCGCCGCCTGCTGCCCGTAGTATTCATCCAGCGTCTTCTGCACCTTCTGAATGCCGCGCGCCACATCGTAGATCTGCATCAGCTGGTCGCTCGGCGCGGTAATGTCTGCCGGGAACAGCTCCGGCGCCATCTCCTGCAGCTGCTGATACGCCACGTCCACCGGCAAGCCGTCCTTGCTGATCGTCAGCGTTCCCATTGCCGCCTTCCGGAACAGATTGTAGTCCGCGATATCCTGCCGGTCTGTCTCGGAGATTGAGATCTTCTGATCCTGGATGAACTTCTTGAGGTCGCCGTATTGCTCGATGTACTGCGTGTCTTCTTCAATGCCCGCCTGGTAGGCCGTTTCAAAGAGATCATTCAGCTTCGCCCGGTCGAGCTGCCCGTCCGTAAAGAACGTCCGCAGCGCTTCTTCTGCCATCGGCCGCAGAACCTCCCGCTTCGCCTGCCCCGGCACGCTCAGATTTTCCGCCAGCTCGTTCACCAGTCCGGACTCCAGCCGCCGCACATACTGCGCCGCCTTCTCCCCCATCAGATCCCGATACCGCCCGTCCTGCGAAGAATACCGGATATCCGGGTTCGTTAGGCTGAAACTTCCGTTGTTTGCAACCGCGGACTTCACCTGCGCAGAATCAAACACAGCCCATGCCTTCACGCCGTTCTCAACCGCCTGAACCCCGTCGTATCCATGCCGTTTCAGCATCTCTACCATCCCCGGCGTATTGATCACCTGCCACATGAGCTCCGGCTTCCCCGCCTGTTCCCATACGGCTTGCAGTTCGCTAGGTCTGATCTGTAGCCGCTTCGCAAGATCCACATAATTCCCGCTGTATCCGCCGTCAGTGTTTCCAATATCCGCCGGATTCTCCACGCGAATATATGCCGGGATAATACGATCGACGTTCCCTGCGTAGATCGATGCCTCCGGCAGAATTCGCTCAACGCTGCGCGTCGCAGTGGAGTATTCTTCCGCGTACTTGATGTTTGCAGTCAGCCAGATTGGTTTCCCGCCTACATCAAACTTTGTAAATTTCGCTCCGGCACCGTGGAACACCAGCAGTGGCTCGCCTGTCGTGTTCGTTGCCTTGCTGTCTGCGAACCAATCCCGGAACGCTGCCGTCTGCGTCTTCTCCCGCTCATCAATCAGTTTCTGCATGAGCCTCGGATTCCGCAGGAAAACGGCGTCCTTAAACACACCGCGCCCGCTCCCATCGTCCAGCATCGCAGAGACGGTCTCAAGGTTCTGTTTATCCCGCTCCGACGCTTGCCGCGCGCTGGCAGAGAATTTCCTCTTTGCCGTCTCTGCGGTAGTTCCAACACTTACAACATCTGAAAATTTCTCTCCGTACAGATTGACTTTAGGCCCCTTGTAGGTTATACTACCCATAGAACCATAGCGTTGCAGAGTGATAGGCATTTGGAAGCCTATTGTTCTAAGTAACGGGATGGTTCTTTTTTCGTCTGCGTGCAGGACAAAACTGTTCTGCACGAATCTGTCTGGATGATTGTCTTTCGTGTACGCGCTTGCAACCTTCTGCATATCATCCAGCAGCAGCCCGTTTTCCGTCGGTCGAAGATCCATCACGCACATGACCGGTCTTCCGTCACTGGCTTTTACCGTCCCAAAGATAACAAGTCTGCTGTTCTCTCTTACGTTTGCGCTGTTTCTGCTTTTCAGAATCAGAACCGGATCGTCCAGAATCTCCGGGATCCGCTGGATCTCGCGGATCGTCATTTCCGAATGCTCCTTCAGAATGGTGCTGATCTTTTCGCCGTTCATATAAATATCGCTTTCGATTGCCCCCAGCCCTTGCAGCGTCGCGCCGGTCTCACCCAGCACAAAGGACGTACCCTCCGGCATCCCGGACTTGTACCATGCCGCCACTCTGCTTTTGAAATCCTGTGCAATCGACATCTTCGCCGGCGGCGCTCTCGCGCTGCCGGTTTTTTTCTGCCACTGGCCGACCTCCATCTTCACGTCCGCGCGCAGCTGGTTCGTGCCGTAGTCCGTGCGGTTCATGCCGGCGTAGGTGTCCGCGACGATCTCCTCGACATAGGCGTCCGTGTCGTCGCCGTAGATCCCGGCGTATGCGTCCACGTAGCTCTCAATCATCTCCTTTGTGATCTTGCCCTCGCCCAGCAGCCGGTTCCGGATCTTCGCAGCCATCTCCGGCCAGCGCTTGACAAGCAGGTGATATCCCTCGTGCTTCGCCAGCTCGAACGCAGAATACTCCTCGCTGTCCGCCCGGATGAGCACGGAGCCGTCCTCCGTCACGGCAGCGTCCGCATAAAACGTCTGCCCGTCGATCTCCTGCGCCAGCTGCCCGGTGAAGAACCGCGCATTCTGTACGCCCATCGACCGGAAGAACTTTTCCGCCGCCTGGATATCCTCGCTTCTGGCCTCTTGTCCCTTCGGCATGACGCGCACTTTTTGCGCGTTGTCCTTTCCAAAGCCGAGCGTCGAAAGTTCTACTTCATCCCAAGCTTTTGCGAGATCTCGCGCACCCTGCGCTCTCTTTCTTCCGGCGTCAGCTCTTTGCCGCTGCGCTGTGCTTTGGCGAACGCCTCCAGCTTGTCCTTCGGCACGCTGACCAGCCTGCCCGACTTGTCCTTCATCAGTAACCTCGATACTGCCATTGTTTACCCCTTTCTGCCCTGCGGCAAGGCCCGCTCGATAGGCTGCTGCCGCCACGTCCTGATTCATTCCTTCGGCGTAACGCATCGCCCGCTGCTCACTCGCGCCGAGTCTGCCCTGCTCATAGACCTGCCCGAAGCTCTGCGCATACTGCTCCGCCGGCATGCCCGTCGTGTTCCCGTTCAGGAAATACGCCGCCGTCTGCTCGTCGTAGCCCGCTCTCTGGGCCTGCGTCTGCAGATACTGTTCCTCCTGCTGCAGTGCGGCTTCATCAAGCGCCTGCTCCGCGTCCGCCGTCTGCCGCTGGGCATACTGTACCGGATCCAGCTCTCCCATGTTCTCCGTCCCCGGGATTGGCGCAAATAAGCTGTCCTGGTCGTACTGCCGCTGCGCCGCCTGCTGGGCCTGCTGAACGGCCTGTACAGACTGTTGTGCGCGGCTCTGTTCCTGCTCCTGCTGATATTGCTGTGCAAGCCTCTGGTTTTCCTGTGCCGTCTCCGCAGCGCTCTTGTAGATCTGGAATGTCTTCTCGTCTGCCTCGGCCTGCTCCTGCTCCTGCCGGGCCTGTTCCTGCAGCTGCTCGATCCTGGTCAGCGTCTCCGGCACGCGCGGCTCCTGCCCTTCGTCCACGGCCGCCTGCTGCTCCTTCGCCACCTCACGCAGCGTGTTCTCCACGGCCTTCTGCGTCACTTCGCCGCCATCGTCCACGGTCTGTTGCAGTTCCTCTGCCAGCTGGTGCGCCTTCGTGCCCTCTTCCTGCGCCATGCCATAGTCGATGACGTCTTGCACTTCGCCCGCCTCGATGACCGCTCTGGCCGTCTGCGTGACGTTTGCTTCCAAAATCACGCGGTTCACGCCCGCATATGTCCCGGACATGGCAAGGCCGGACAGGCCGCCCGCGAGGAACGAAAGGCTGTCTTCTTTTGCGAAGTCTCCGACCATCGCCGCCAGCGCCTGTGCCGGCGTCCTGCCCTCTGCGATATAATTTGCGTAAGCCGTCATGACCTCACCCCGGTCATGCTTCGCCACCACGTCATACGCACGGTTTAGCCAGTTGGACGCGATCTCTTCCGCGCCTTCCGACGCGAACGACCGCAGCGCCTTCTCCCAAACGGCCTTGCCGCTCAGCATGTTCTCAATGATATGGCCTACGGAATACTTCTCCGTGAATCCCTCGATCGCGCCCTCGACGATACCGTCGACCAGCGCGTCCGCGTTGGACTTGCCGTTCTTGATCCCCTCATAGACCGAATCCGCCGCGACCTGCGAGCCCATCACCCAGTTCATCGTCTCCGCGATCGCGTCTTTCGCGCCTGCCCCGGCCGCACCGCCGACCGTCCCGACGAGCCCCGTCGAGACCGCCATGTTGACCGCGCTGTCCAGCGCCGATGTGCCCGCCTGATAGAGGAACTGCCCCGTCGGGTTCATATTCTGCATCACGCTCTGCCGAATTCCGGAGGACAGGCGCGACGCGTTGTACGCTGGGCTGTAGATGTTCGTCGGCATATCCTCATTTTGATATCCGCCCGCCCACTTCGGCAATACGCCACGCAGCGACTCCACATTGCCCAGTGCCTTCCCCGGCGCCAGCGCCGCAGAGAACAGCGTCGCCGCAGCTTTCCCCGCGAAGGATCCGCTTCCCATCTCCCGCGCCGCCTGGTCGAGCTTCTGCGCGTTGTCGTAGTCGTCCAGCACCTTCTGCCATTCCGCCAGCCGCTTGAGCGTGTCGTCGCTGTAGCCTTTTTCGTTGAGCGCCGTCTTCGCGTCGTACTTCGCATACGCCCGCACCTGATATCCGTTCAGTTCCTGCCCGCGGTACTGCCGGAGCAGATTCTGGTCTTCCTTACTCAGGTTCCCGATCGCCTCCTGTGCCCGGGCCAGCACGCTCTGGTTGTCGACCGCCGTCTTCTGCGCCTGCAGGTTCTCGATCTCGTTCTGCAGCTGCGTCACGCTCTTCCCATTTTCCGAAAGCCCGGTCCCGGAGAAATGCGTGTCCGCCTGTTCGGTCTCCAGCGCCTCGATCTGCTTGTCCAGCTCCTGCGACGTCCGCCGCATCCCGCGCACCTGATCCCGCTGCGCGGTCTGCGCCGCTTTTGCACGCCGGTTCTGCGCATCCACGTCCTCCCGCACCTGCTTCGTGGCCGGCGCAAACCGGCCGGCCAGCAGTGCGCTCTGTCCCTGCAGCGCCAGTGTCCCAAGCTTCAGCCCCTGCGCCGCCTCCACGCCGCGCAGATAATTCTGGTACGTGCCGTACTGCGTCTGCATGCCAGGCGACCGGCTGTATTCCTGCTCCGAAACCTTCCCGGAAACAGCCACGCCATTTTTCTTTTTCTGCGTTGCGTTGACCGCATTTTTATATGCCTCAAACGCCGCGTTCTTCCCTGGCGTCTGATAATTTCTGCTTCTGTAGTTCGGGTCGAACGTCGTATCCTGCACGGCTCCCGGATTCTTGTACTGTTCATATTCGCGCAGCGCGTCAAGCCCGCTCCGCTTGAACGTTGTGGTCTTTCCCTGTGTCTGCGTCTTCCCGTAAGACGTCGCAGAGCTGGCAGCGTATCCGCTGCCAGCTTCGTATTCCTGCAGGGCATCCAGCCCTGTCCGCTTCTTCTTTGCCATGTCCGCCTCCTTATCGTTCCAGCGGGATCCCGAAGCCCGCACGGTTCAGGATCGTCACCAGCTCGTTGTACTGCTTCTTGCCCGCCGCGCTGGAAAGACTCAGCTGCCCGGCCATGCTGGCAAACAGCTCGTAAGCCTTCTGCTTCTGCCCGGCCTGGATCCACTCGGTCATGCCGCGCTTGAGCTGGTTGTAGGTCTGCGCCTGCGCACCGCCCGATCCGCCTTTGTTGTACGTGTTGTCGATGTACCCCTTTCCGGTTCTGCCGGAACTGCTGCTCCCACCGCCGCCTCCGCCGCCGGATTTCTTCGCCGCGGCCTGCTCCGCCGCCAACGCCTGCAGGTAGGCTGCGTTCTCGTTGTTTGCCTTCTGCGCCCAGTAGTCGAGCATCGTCGCCCACTGGCTCTGGTCCAGCGACCGCTCCGAGTTGTACGCGCTCCGCGCATCCGAAAGATCCGAATAATAATCGCTGACCGTATCCCGGTAGCGGCCGTAGTCCGTATCTTCCCGGCCCTTCACGAGGCTGTACTGGTTATAAAGGTCCGTCCCCTCATCCTGATACCGCTGATATGCCTGCTGCTGCAGTTGCGGCACAATGTCGTTGAGGTTCTGCAGATACGCATTGTACGCCTGCTGGCCCACCTGCTCACCGTAGGTTGAGCCATAGCCGCCCGTGAGTGCCGCCGCCTGCCCCATCGTGTCCTGCATGGCCAGCCGCCCGAGACGCTGATACTGCTCACGGTACTGCTGGTACAGAGGATCCGTCCCCATGTCATAGCTGAATTTCTTCCTGTTCCGGATCTGGTCATACAGGCTCGTCAGCTCATCGTCCCAGCGCGATTGATACGCGCCCGGCTTGCTGGCCTTGACCTGCTCCAGATACGCCTGCGCCGCCTGTACGCTGCCCGACGGCGTGTACCCGCTCTCCAGCCCGTTCAGCTTGCTTCTCGTGTAGTCCGACACGCCGGACATGGTGTAAGGGCTGTTCCTGGTCTGATAGCTGCCGCCGTAGTTCCTCGTCGTCTGGTTCTTGTTCACCAGCTGCGACTGGTAGCTGCCGTCCGCGTTCACGCCCGTGATGCGGTACGTGCCGCCGCCGGTCACGACCTCGTCGCCGGTCGAAAGCCCCGCCGGGGCCCTGCCTCCCGACTCTACTCGATATACGCTCATAGTCTCACCGCCTTAAAGCTTGAAATGTGTCGCGTACTGCTTCGGCATGTACGCCTGATTGTAGGCGTTGAAGTACCCCTGATAGTAGCTGTTGTACTTCGCCGCCTCGTTTGCATACTTCGTCGTCTCCCCGTTGGCGTCGCAGATCTTCATCCCCAGATACCAGCGGTAGATCTCATCATACGGCCACGGGATCAGAAGCTGTGTCTCTAAGTCCACGTCCTCCCCGTAGCCCGTAAACGGCTCCGGTTCCTTCTCGTGCTCGTGCGTACAGATGATATCCCGATACACAATCCCGTCCAGCTCCGACAGCCACCGGACCTTATCCGGCGTCTCGTACTGGTTCGACAGTAACCGGTCGACCGTCTCGATTGCTTCCCGAATTTTCATTTTTCCTCCTTACCAAAAGAAGGGGCATTTCTGCCCCTTCCTCTGCTTCCTGCCGTCATGGGCATTCACTTGTCTTCTTCCTTCGCCTGCCGGCGCGCCTCTTCAGCCGCCATCCGCGCGTTTGCGATCACCTCATATACCGGAAGCGGAACCTCTACGTTCTTTCCTTTCGGTACCTGAAACGTTCTTCCGTTCACGCACACGAACTGGCTCTGTTCCTCGCTTGCCATCCCGCGTTCGATAAATACAGTTCGTTTCTCATCCCACGCGCTTTTCTTTGCTGCTTCTGCCATAGCTGTTTTCTCCTTCCTTAGTTTGCCTCGTCTGTCTCGGAGTACGAGCTGCAGCTTTCCACGCGAACCATACGGTCTTCATAGACGATCTTCGTCGCCATCTCGGCCTTGTAGCCGACGGTCGAGAACTGATCCAGCGGGCCGCCGATCTCTCCCTTGTTCTTGACGATCATCTCAAGATTTCCGCCCTCTGGGTCGATCATCCGGAACGCTCCCTTGCCGAAGAAAAGCGTCGGATAAACGCTGTAGTGGACCGCCGGATTGCCGTCAGATGCGGCTGTTTTCACCGGGCAAGTGGAGTCATTGAACACCTTCGCGTTGTTCGATTCCACAAAGCGCACACCGTGCAGCTCGCCGATCTCGCCGTTGAATATTTCCGTCACCGCTGCATACTTGTGCGCCTCGACCCAGCCATCGGAGTTGCGCAGATCGAAAGAAACGGAGGGGTGAATGATAGCGACATACTTTCCGTTGATTGGCTTTGCGCCCAGCTTCTTGAGCGTCGTCACCGCCTTGTTGATCTCGAGCGGCGTCAGAAGTGCCGTCTTGTCAAGGCCGGAGCGACCAGTGACCGCCGTGTGTGTGCCAGAGCTCGACACCTTGTCACAGTACTGCACATTGTGGCCCGCCACAACGACATTTCGCACGCGCTTGTCGATGGACAGAGCCGCCGAAGCGCCGAGTTCTTCTGTTGCGCCGAGAATCATATTGTCAAGCGCATGCAGTTCCAGCTGATCAGAGATCGTTACGTACGTGCCGATCTGCTCGATGCTGGCGTTCATGCTGGACTGACCCATCTTCTGGCCCGTCGGGATAACACCTTCGGTCAACGTCTCCGCGTCCTTCAGCGTGTTCCACTTGCGCCATTCGACGGTCTTGCCGTGGTTGCGCGGCAGCGTCTGCTTTTCTGCGAACTGTGCGTGGTAAAGATCCGGGCGTACATTCTCGAGCAGCTGCGTGTCGTAGAACGTCTTCATGGTCGGTGTCAGCGTGTTGGCGCTGTCAAACGCCGTAGTCGTGCCGGTGCCTGCGTTTACGTAGTTGCCGGTCGCGTTGACGAGCGTACCGGCGTCAGCAAAAAACTGAAATCCGACTTTGGATTTAAACATAGCTTCTTATCTCCTTTCTCAGGGGATCACTCGTTCCCCTCTTGCCGCGCGGCGGCGCATGTCCTCCACCTCCGCGCGTGACCAGTGTGTTTTCATCGGGACGTTCTCTCCGCCCGCAGCGCCGGAGCCGATCTCCTGCGGCCTTGCGCCCTGCGCCTGGATGGTCCGCATGACGTTCTCCCGCGCCTGGTTCGCCACCAGCTGCGCCTGCGCCTGTGCGATCTCCTGCTGATGGATGACCTCATAGGCCGTCTTCGGCGGCACGCCCGCGCCCATGAGCCGCGCAAAATCCGGGTTCTGCATCTCGGTTTCAAAGTCCGCGCCGTACCGCGCCGTCACATCCCGGGCAAAGTCTGCCTGGATCCCGGCAAAGGCTTCTCGCATCTGGTACTCCTGCAGCTGCCGCCGCATGGCCGTATTCTCGGCCCTGCCGGCGTACTCCTTTTTGAGGGCGTCCGCCGACATGCCCTTTTCCATGGCCTCCGCGCTATAAAGCCGCTCGTCAGCGGAAAAGCGCTGTGCCAGTGCCGCGAAGTCCGTCTTCCGCGGGTCCGACGTGTCGATCCCGTAGAGCGCGCCCAGCTGGTCAATGATCGGCGCCATCGCCTCGGCCTGCCCCTTGTACTGGTTCAGCCCGCGCACGCGCTGCTTTACGACCTTCTGCACCGCAGAATCAAAGTCCTGCTTGTACCGGCCCCGGATCAGACTGTCGAACGTTTCTTCCTGTGTACCCTGTCCCTGAGCGTCGGGGACGTTGGCCGGCTGCTGCTGCACCTGCGCCTGTGCAACCTCCTCCTGCCCGCTCTGCTGACCGGCGGCGTCAGCTGCGTTCGTCTGAACGCTTACGCCCGTGAATTCGCCTTCCATGCTATAAATTCCTTTCTGGCGCTTATTCTAAAATCATCGTAGCACAAACTTTTCCTAACTTCACCCCACGCCAGCCAGAAATAATCTCGCCGGAACGGGCAGCCGCAAGCGTCGGTTCTTATCCCGGCTGCGTGCTTTCTTCCGACTTTTTGCGCGCATTCTCCACGATCTTCGGCTCCTGCGTCTCGCCGGTGTTGATCTCCGGCTTCTCCGCTGCCGCGGCGCTCGCCTGCGGGACTGCCTGTCCGCCCTCCTGCAGGATCTGCTGCGCCAGCCCCTCACCCATGACCGGATCGTACCGGTCTGCCAACGCCAGCGCCAGCTGCTGCCACTCGACCAGCCGCTGCTGCAGGTCCGCGTTCTCCTGGACCTTCTGGATGATTGAGTCTTTCCCGTCAAAGTCCATCATGTCCAGCGTTGCAAGCGTCTGGTCTACCATCTGCGGGTTGAAGAACCCCAGTTGGAAGAACTGCAGCGCCAGCTCGTTCTGCGCCATGGACGCGTACTCGCTTGCCTTCTGCGCCGAGACCTCAATGTCGAAGACCGGCTTCCGCAGCCCGTCCGGCTGTCCGTTCGCGCCGTAGAGCGTCTGTGGCTGCAGCCCCTGATTGCTGTACTGTACGAACTGCTCTGCCCCGCGCTGCCCGATGATCCGGAACTGCCGCGGCAGATCATAGAACTGCCGGATGCGCTCAATGACCATCCGGATCATCCGCGCGTAGGCCCGGTAAGCCGACTTTGTGGAGTCCTTGCTGCTCCGGCCGGACGCCTCCTGCAGCGCTGCAATGGCCGAGGCCGCCGTCACGCCGGAGCTCGTCGCGCCGTTATTGACGTCCGTGTTTCCCGTTGTCCACTTGAGCTCCTCGATCTTGTTCTGCAGAATGGCGATATAATTGCTGTTGAGCATGTTGACCTGGATCTGCTGTAGACTGTCCTGCCCCAGATTCCCATCCACATGCACGAACGGCTTCGTCCAGTCCGCGAACTCCTGCTCATTGACCGACCCGTCCGACCGCTTGAACCACCGGGGCGTCGTCGACATGATCGCGTTCTTCACGATCGCCTGGTTCATCCGGTCGATCTGCTCCTGCGTCGACTTGCCGATGTCGATATACCCATACCCGGCAATGCTCCCCTCCACCGGGAACAGCGCGTCGACCACAAACGGGTATTCCCCGTCGTCATACAAGCCCGTCTCCGCCATGGGCTTTCCGACCGGCTGCTGCACGATGCTGCCGTCCGGCATGGTCATCGTGTCATACCGCTGCTCTGTGTCGTTCTCCGTCGCCTGCAGGATGGTGTCGCCCACCAGCTTCGCAAAGTGCAGCACCTGCCGTCCGTTCTGATATTTCTTGTAATACCAGTCCACCACCATCGACTTGTTGTCAAAATTGATGACGTCGTCCGTGTTGTACTTCTGCTGGATCTGCGGATTGGAGTTGAGCTTTCCCTGCAGCTCCGGGTACTTCTCAACCAGCAGATCGTTGTCCACCATCTCCGTCAGGAAGATGTTCTTCGACTTCTGCAGATCCCGCACGCCCGGCTCCCAGAAGAAAGACAGAATATCCACCGGCTGCACCGAGATATCCCCAAGACCGTTCAGCTTCGAAGAATCCCACTTCACGTGCCAGATGAGCGTGCCCTGCTTGAGCTTCGTCCACTGGCTGTCCGAATAGACCTCTTCGAAGTCGTTCTGTTCCAGAATGACCGGCAGCACCGAGGAAAGCTTCGCCGCCTCCTCCCGGTCGTCCGGTTCCCGCGGGCGGATGGCCGGAGCCGGATAGGCCGCGATCGCGTCCGCGTGCTTGCCCATGATGACGTTGAAGAGCCACGCCGATGTCCACTTGTCGTCCTCCGGGTTCCCCTTCTGGATCCGCTGCCAGCTGCGCATGCGCCACCAGTCCTCCGACGCAATGACCCGCGCCTCCAGCGCACTCTTGCCCTGCCGGTATTTCTGCAGCGTGTCCATGGCCTTTCTGGCCTGCTCTTCGCCGATGGCCTTTCGCGCCGTCAGCCCGCTCGCCGTGTCATTCTGCATGGTCGTCTGCATCTGCTCTGTCTGCATTGTCCGCTTCCTCCTTCCGCAGGTCTTCCGCCGTGAGTCTCGCCACTTCGTTCTGGATCCCGTCCAGCACAAAGCCCACGATGACCGGCGGCAGCCCCGCCTCGTTGATGGCCTCGATCAGCCGCCCCCGCAGCTGCACCACTGCTTTTGTGATATTCATAGCTCCTCCTATCCGTTATAACTGCTGATTGCCCGGTTGAGCGCTTCTTTCAGCGCAGAATAGCTGTTTGCAAAGTACGTCGCTTCCAGTTTCGTCCCTGCCGATACCGTGCTGACGCTTCCCGCGCCTGTCAGATTCCCGATGGCGTTTGCCGCCTCGTTGTAGATGGCCGCCGTGATCGTCTGCCCGGCGTAGGCCGTCGTGAAGGAAATGCTCCCGTAGCCTCTGGCGGCCCGGACTTCGTTGATCTTCGCCGTCAGCCGGTTCCAGCTCGCCGCCGTCAGGTATGTCACGGCCTTCCCCGCCGCGATATACGACGCATCGTCGCTCGTCCACGCGAAGGCCGCTATCTGTGCCTTCGTCTCGCCGGATACGGTGTTGGACGTCTTCGAGTCCGTCCCGGCCTTGTTGACGATCCAGAAATAATACGTCGTGCCCGGGTCCAGCCCCGAGACCGTCACCGGCGAGCTGCCGATCGACTGCGAGCCGATGGCCGTATAGCTCGTCTTTCCCCAGTAGAGCGTCCAGCTTCCGTACCCGCCTCCGTTTTTGTTCCATGTGACCGTCGCCGTGTCCTTCGTCAGCGTGACCCCGTTGATAACCGGCGCGACTGCCGTGATCTTCGTCTTGTAGTACACGCGCACGGCCTGCCCGCTCGTAATGGGGATCGTCTCCGTCGCCGCGTGATTTGTCGCATACCCTTCCGACGCGAGCCTGAAATACTGGAATTCATACTCCTGCGAATACGTCTGGTACTGCGTGCCGGACATGGACAGGAAGAACGAATTGCCGATCGTGCCGGAGACGGACCCGTCTGCCAGCGTGTGCTGCCCGTCCAGGTAGTTGTAGATCGGGACCGTCGCGGTCTTGCTTTGGTAGTAGACCTTGACGGTCTGCCCTTCCTGGATGGGGATCGGGTAGCTCGCGTCGTGCTCCGTGTTGTAGTTCTGCGACGAGAGCCGGAAGTACAGGAAATGATACTGCTGCGAGTACGTCTGATACTGCGTGCCCGCGGCCGAGATGTAAAACGTATTTCCGATATCGCCTTTGAAGGACCCGCTCGCCAGCTGCGTCAGGTTATCCAGGAAGTTTAGAATGCTGACCGTCGCCTGTGAGGTCGACTGTGCCAGCGTCCGCACGCTGATGGAGTTTGTCTCGGCGACAAGCGCCCCCGTGTTGCTGTTGTAGATCCGCACGCGGCAGATATACAGCGTGTCCGGCGTCAGACCGGTAATGACCCGGTGGGCCGTCGTCGTGCCCGCAGTCGTGTCCGTCACCGTCGCCATGACCTGTCCCGCAAGGATATATTCATATTTCCGTTTGTACTTCGTCGTTGACGACATACCGGATACCGTCAGCGTGATACTTGTCGGCGTACCCGATGCGCCGGACAGCGTTGCCATTCAGCCAGCCCCCTTATCCGAACACCGGCGTAATGCCGCTTACGCCGCCGGAAGCGATAAACCGGATACTCCCGTCCGATTTTATCTGCATACTGGCTGTCCCAGCCGCGTTCTGCAGATACACATCGCCGCTTGTCGAGCGCACGCGCACCGCCGGGCCGGACAGGTCGACCGCATAGGCCGCCGAGCTGGAGGACGTAAACTGCAGACTGCCCTCCGCGCCGCCGATCGTGCCGTTCGAGAAGTTTGTGCCCGCGATCTCAAGTCCGTTGCTGATGATGTTGATCTCATCCATGATCTGCTTGAGCTTCGTCTGGATGCTCGTACCGTCGAGCTTCAGATCCGTTGCGTTGATCGTTCCGCCGATCTCAGCCCCCGTGCACGTCAGCTTGCCGTTCGCGTCCACCTTGAATTTGTCCTTGATGGAAAGCCCGCTCGTGCCGAAGTACATGCTCGCGCTGCCCCCAAATTCATTGGCCGTGCGGTAAATGCTGCTTTCTGAGATCGTCCACGGCCCGAACGTCGAGTCAGCTGCCGCCGTGATCTTCCCGGACAGCACCGCCCCCGCCGCCTCCAGCGTCCCGGATGGGAAATGCAGCTTCTTGTCGCTTAAATACGCGACCTCCTGCCCGTCCTGCCAGAAGCTCACCCGATCCGGCGTCACCGTCACCAGCTCGTTCTTCGTTTGGTCGATGACCCGTTCGCCGCCGTCCGTCACTGTCGTCTCGATGTTCCCCACGCCCACGCCGTAGACCGGCACAGCGTCCTTGTAGTACAGCAGCCCCGTCTTGATGTACTGCTGCGAATTCACCGAGAACTGATTGTTGACGCCCGCCGTGTAGTCATACAGCTGCTTGATGCCGACCGAGTTTCCCTCGATCGTCAGCTGCGTCTTCTCGAGATACTTGCCGAAGTCCGAGATGGCCACATAGCTGCCGGACAGCTTCGTCGACCACGTCTCTGAATTTGCCGCGGCGAAGTCCGCCGTCTTGATGATGAGCGCTTTCAGCGCTCCATAGCCGGAGAGCGTCGTTTTTTTCTCCGCCTCGGAGAGGCTGTCCGCGTCGATGGCCTGCGAGATCTCCGTCAGCGTCGCCTTCGCCGACCAGTCCGCCAGATTCAGCTGCTCCGTCACGCTGCACAGATACCGCCGCATGCTCTCCAGCTGCTCCTGCGTCGTCTTCCCCGCGATCGACGGGTATGCAAGTGTCAGACTGCCCATATCGTGCCTCCCGTCTTACGCATCACTTCCAGCCTCCAGCACCCGTGCCAGACTGAACATCTTCATCTCGCCCTTTCCCGTCAGCCGGAACTTCAGGTGGTCGCATCTGGCCGGGCGGATCGGCAGCAGGAAGGTCCGCAGCCCCCGGCCCTCAATGTGCCCGCAGTGCCGCCAGACGCCGTCCGAATCATACTGCACCCAGAAATCAACGCTCGACTCCTTCGGCAGCTGCATCCGCAGGTTGATCCGGGACACATACTTCTTCCCGACCAGCCCATACGTCATGATCCCCGTTTCCGCCATCCAGCCGACCGGGGCTTCCAGCGTCCCAACGCTGCCGTACACAGTCCTGAGCGTTCCATTTTCGAGAAAATACAGCTCATCGTCCACCCTGGCGAAGTCCGCCGCGTGGGTATCGTCCTCCCTGTGCCATAACCCCTTGCGGGTGTCGTAGACGAACAGCGTCCAGTTGTGCGCCTCATTCTCCATGCTGATGAAGTACTTCCCGCGCACGCCGCCCGCGACGGCATTGTAGTAGAGCTTCGTCCCGAAGCAGCTTCCGATCTCGCTTGGCAGACTCCCGTCGTACACGCAAACGCCCATCCGCGATTTGTAATACAGCCGGTCATCCACCACGACCAGGCTCTTGCTCGACCCATTCTGCACGCCCGCGCATTTCTGCACGACCACCTGATGCGCCCCCGTCGCCGACGGATACACCCGATGGAAGCAGTCCTCCTTGAAGAAGATCGGGCTGTCCGCCAGCGTCGCCGCGCCGGTCCACTTCCCGTCCGTGCCGCAGCTCGCACGCCACGAATCCGTCGACACGCCCTGGTAGCACTCCCAGTTCTTAAAATCGCCCAGCTTGCAGCAGTAGATCTCATTGACGGTCTCGCCGTCCGCCACGCCGTACTTGCAGCCCCACAGCCGGTTCCCGCTCTCGGTGATGAAGTCCATGCTTGGGACCTTCCGGGCCGTCTTCACGGTCCCGCTCGTCACCTTCGTCGTCTCATCGACGAGGCCCACGATCACGATATAGCTCTCGCCCACGTCGTACAGGATCTGGCTGCCGTTGATCTTCTCGACCTGCTCGTTCCCGGTCAGCCCCGAAAGCCGGATGCCGTCGTACTGCTGAAAGCCCTTCCCGATGCCGTTCGCGGAAAGCTTCAGATACACCGTCGGCACGGATACCCACTGGCTCGTCGCCTCCGCCCACTGTTTGAGCGTGTGGAGCTTGCCGGACGTGTCGAGCCAGTACTGCCCGTTCGACGGACTCTCCGGCTGGCTGGCCTGCGTGTAGCTGACCGTCAGCGCCGTCCCGTCGACGAGGCAGAGGGAAATTTCAACATTCGTGCTCGACGCGTCGACCACATTCTCCTGCCCCATGTACCCGTTGTCCGAGTACTTCTCGGTGTTGAAGTAGATCCCGTCCGGAAAAATGCACAGGTACGCGCCCATGGAAATGAGCTGCTTTTCCCCCGCCGAGATCGACACGGACGGCATATACGCCTCCATCGAAGTGCCGTTGATATAAAGCACCTGGTTCTGCACCCAGCACAGCGCATCCTTCGCCAAAATCCCCTGCACGCCCTCGATCGCCTGCGCCGTCCCCCGCCTTGGCCGCGGCGCGAGCAGCGGATAATTATCCGCCGACAGATTCTCCATGTCGTAAAACTCCCCGTCCGCGAGTTCGAGGTTGTGGTTGTATCCGAGAAAGACCTCCGTCATCATGGTCTGCTTCTCAGTCTCCGTCAGTTGTGGTGCCAGCATGGCCTTACCTCCGTTTCATCATGTCCAGCGGATCAAAAAGGATCCGCTGCTCTTTCACAGCCCGGATCGGCTTGATCGGCCTCGACATGCAGAAATATCTCCATTCGTCCGCGACGTGGTCTTCCATCGTCGTATCCAGATCCTCTACCTTGTGCTCGTCGTAGATGAGCAGCGGGATCGTCCGGATGAACGCCCTGCAGGTGTTGAAGACATACATCCGCGGATATCCGTCCTCGTCAAACTGCAGCCGGTAGTGGCACTGCATCCACCCCGCGATCCGCTCGTTGTCGCCCTTCGTGAAATATACGCCGTACCGCGCTGCGGTATCTGCGATCGACTCGCCGCGTGACGCGTCCCAGATCGCCGGATCTGCCACGCCGAGGATGTTCTTCCCCTTCAGCCAAGGGTGCTGTGTCTCTGTTTTGTGGATCTCCGAGAACTGTTGATCCGGCGTCCACTTGACGCCCTCGTTCGGTGTCTGCGTGCAGCCGTACAGCTCCATGATCCGGTAGATCGTCCCGTCATAGTCAACTGCCCACCATGCGCAGGAGAACGGCTTCCCGTAGCCGAAGTCATAGCTCCGGCAGATCGTCCATCCGTCCGGAATCTCAAACGGCTCGATGACATGCGTCCAGCGCCGGTCCGTGTAATGCTTTGGGTCGTCCACGAACTCTTCAAAAAACTGCCCTTCGTATGCGTCCCACCGGCCCTCGAGCCATGCGGCGCGGCGCGCCGGCGGCAGCTTCTCCAGTTCCCGCAGGTACTTCGGCTGCGCCTTCATAAGCGCCTTGTTGTCCTGTACCTTCGCCTGAATGAAAAAGTAATCATCCGGGTCCTCATCGTCGTTGAAGTTCCGGTCGACAAACACCCGCTTGAAATACGCATGCCCCGGGCCGCCGGGGTTCAGCGTATAATACGTCCGCTTTGGAAATCCGTTTGTTCCTCGCACGCAAGCATTGATCGCATCGATCCACGATTTCTGCATCTGCCCGGCCTCGTCCAGGAATACCACGTCGTATTCTGCGCCCTGGTATTGTCCGACGTCGCTTTCCTTTGCGCAGTAGCCGAAGGAGATCTTCGAACCGTTCGGGAATGTGAATTCCTTGTCCGTCTTGTTGTACTTCGCAATCCCATGCAGCATCCCCTGCAGCGGCGCAATGTGGTTGTTCTGCAGTTCCTTGTATGTCCTTCTGACGATCAGCACCTTGATACCGGGATACTTGCTGGCAAGCAAAATCGCCTTCACGCGCACAGCCCAGCTCTTCCCACCGCCGCGGGCGCCGCCGTAGGCGATATGCCTGTGCTTGTCTTTCAGGAAAAGCACCTGCTTCGGCTGCGCAGTTCCAAGATCCAACGTCTTCATTCGCTGGACTCCTCCGCGTCATTTTCCAGCAGGATCCGCGTTCCGCCGGTCTCCTGCTTTTCGTCCCCGGCGTCTCTGCGATACCGGAACGCATACTCCAGCGCGAACTGCGCGCCCCGCTGAGAATCCCGGTCGAACAGTCTTTCGGCCGTATATTGTTCCACGCGCGTCTGCGCGCGCGAAATCGAGTCCATAAATTCTTTCCTGGCCTTGTAGTTATACAGACTCTGCTTGCTGGAAAAGCCCAGTGCCAGCGCAAGCCCCGGGATCGTCGGCGGCTTCCGCCCCACCCAGACCGGAGTCCCATCTTTCTGGTTGAAAACGATGTCTCCGTCCTTATCCCGCAGGATCTCTCCCTTGCAGCTCTCAAAATACGCCTCGATCAGCTCTTCGATCTGCTCCACGGATTCATACTTCGGTTTCCTCGCCATGGCTCACGCCTCCCTTCTGCTTTTCAGCATAGCGTATCCGGAAAATCTTTTCACCCCACGCACGCAGAATGAGCGCATACGGCGTTCCGCATGCGCTTCGGCTCTCATTCTGTTCTTTCGTAGTATCGGAGCTTCGCCGCCGCGATGCTGCACCGCACGTAGTCAAAGCTGGCGCAGTATCGCGTGATGTAGTCTGACGTCTCCCGCCTCTCAGGAAATGCGAGCACGCATTCTCCCTCGCAGCGGATCGTCTTTTTCCCGGCTGCCTGCCAGAATGGGCAGATATACTCCCTGTGCCAGTAGTCGCTCGTCCCTATCACCCTTTCGTCTTAAAACCTTACGCATATACAAGGTTTAATTTAAGCGGCTCCCGTTCCGCTTGTGCTCTGATCTTGGGTCGACTACATACTTATAATATTGATACCCGTACTTTGTCGTCCGGGCCTCGACGAGGATATAGCCGCGCGGGGCAACTGGTGGATGCTTTAGGCTGTACTCGCGCACGGCCTCGGTCGCAGGTTCCGGCTCCGGCCGGACGCAGCTGCGGCTGGCCTTGTACCGGTGCCCGCCGAATTCCTTTTTCCAGTGGCCGTGCAGGTAGTCGGCCAGCGCCTTATAATCCCGGCCGTGGTCGACTTTGTTTCCATTTTCGTCCATGTAATAGTTGTGTTCCCGTAAGTGCCGAACCTCGATCACGCTGCCGAGGCCCCAGATCCTGCCGATCTCATCCTCCGGAATGCCGTCCGAGATCATGTGCAGATGGAACCGGCTCGTCGACTTGCCCTGCCCGTAGACAATCACGATCTTGGCGTTTGGGTATTTATATAGTAGGCGGCGATAGAATCTGTTCCGAATCTGCCGCATTTCGGCAGCAGTATGTACCTCGTTCTCGGCGTCGAGCGTCAGCGTGGAATACAGGCTGGTCGGGCCGAAGTTGGCATTGACGAGCGCTTCCAGTTTCCCCTCGGAGATTTTCCGGTTGAATTCGTCCTGCTCTTCCCGCGTCTGGAACCGCGGCTTCTTCGGCCGGCTGATCTTCGGATCTGTGCCGCCAGCCACCGTGTACACGATCTGCTCGCAGACCCTCCCGGAAAACTTCCGGCGCTTGTGTCTCTTTACCATAGCTCCTCCTGCCTCGGTTTATTTCCCGAGGCTCGCAATGATGCCCTTTTCACGTTCAGACAGCTCCCAGACGTGCGCGGCGGCTTTCTCGGCGGCGGCTTTCTCGGCGGCGGCTTTCTCGGCGGCAGCTTTCTCGGCGGCAGCTTTCTCGGCGGCAGCTTTCTCGGCGGCAGCTCGGTTTGACAGCAGCAGTCCGTCACCAAAGATTCTCTTTCCCGTCTCGCGCTGACTATCCAGTTTGGTAACGTACGTGCAGTCCTCGCGCTTAACCGCAAACTCTACACCGTAGTGCGCATATTTCTGCAGCATGGCTGCCGTCAGCACATGGTCCGGATATGTATATTTCGGCAACTCCCGTTTCGTCTGCGACTTTATCTGCCGCATCGCCCGCTCGACTGCCCTTCCGAGTGATGGGGCGCTCTGCGCGATGTTTCCTCCAAAACTTGTTACAAACGCCGTGTGAACGACTGCGCCATTTTCATACGTGATGTCTGCATCGCAAATGATGTGGTTCATCCTCAGCACAACTGATCGGCCGGAGAGCGCCGTGAGCGATGGCGCAAAAAGAAAGAACGCAATCCCTCTGTCTATGTAGAATTCGCAGATTTTTGAAAGAATCGAAAAAGGCGGGTTGTCCAGCACGACGCAGCCGTCCGGATAGTCAAAGCGCTCATAGTCCCCACCCGGATAGAATGGCCGCACGATGCAGGCCGGGTCAATCCCATATTCACTGCACGCCCAATCCCGGATCGCATCATAAACAAGCGGCGGCGTGTAGCAGTCGTCCGTTGTCTTTTTGGGTTTGAATTTCTCCGTGAACACATCGTATTCCGGGTTGTCGTCGAATAAGCATCCCTGTTCCCATTTCATGCTGTAGCCCTCCTTTGTTTTTTCTGCCCGCTCAAAGCGTGGCCGGAAATTCCGGCCACAGTTTCAACGGTCAGTTCGTGTATCCGCATTCCTTGCATGTGCATACGTCTGTCTCAGCGTCCCATTCGCAATCTGATGCCCCGCATTTTGGGCAGTGCCCCCACGCGCCTCGCGCTCCTTTGGGGTCTGGCCCCGGCCCATTCAGCTTTGCATACCACAGATCCCCCTTCTGGCCCGGGTCTTCCCAATGTGCGGTATGCTCACGATTGTCCCCGCGTTCCTCTCTTGCCTTCTCGATCCGCATTTCCAGACGAGCAAGCTTTTGCCTTCTGGCTATCTGCACTTCCACCGGGACGCCGAACAGCAGCATCATTTCTTCCAGCGCGATCTGGACGTCCGCGATCTCCTCGGCGATCTCGTCGTGGTTGTCGATCAGCCCATCCCCGAGGCCGCCCCGAGCGACAAATGTCACCCGCTGCGCCTTACACAGTTCCTTCGTCAGCTCCGCCATCTCTTCGATGGTGACCGCGATCTGCAGGTCCTCGCCGAACGTCTCGATCGCAGACCAATAGAGTTTCCCCGTGTCAGTCATTCCTGTGCCGCCTCCATTTCCTTGCGCTCCTGCATAAACCCGTGCAGGAACAGCTCCAGCAGAGCGGCGGCGCGGTTGGTCAGTTTGGTGACGTCCTTTTTGCTGATCTTCAGCTTTCCGGTCGTGACGACCTCTGTGTCTGGCCTGCCGATGATCTGGATGGTCGGGTTCGGTTCCAGCGTCTTCGAGCCGTCATCCTCGATCTTGTAGAGCGGCGGCGTCGCCTGCTCCATCACGATCCGCGGCGGGTATTCCTCTCCGCGAAAACTGACGTCCCAGTGCAGATCGTCATAGTCCTTTACAAACTCATCCAGCTCGACCGAAAACATATCCATGATCCCTGCCATTTTGATACTCCCTTCAAATTGTAATGATCTCCCGCCTCGACTGGCGGGTGAATTTGCGTTCCGGGCAGAAGCGGCACTCGGTGCAGCTCCAGGCGCCGCGGTAGTTGTTGCGCGTCGGGCAGAGTGGGTTGT